ACTGGTCCGCATGGACCAGTGGAAACATTATCCAGCTGTACAGCAACAATCTAACAGGTTCCATTCCTGACTGGTCCGCATGGACCAGCGGGAAAGAAATCCTGTTGTACAGCAACAATCTAACAGGCTCTATCCCCGACTGGTCTACATGGACCAGCGGGAACACTATCTTCCTGCACAACAACAGCCTGACTGACGTGCTGGGAACGTCTATACCAGCGACGGTACTTACTCTACAACTTCACAACAACGCACTGACACAGGTCGCTGTGGACCGGGTGCTGACATCACTGGACGCTGCCGGCGGAACAGGCGGCTCTGTCAAGCTGGAAGGTGGAACCAACGCAGCACCTAGCGCCACAGGACTGACAGCCAAGACCAACCTCGAAAGCAAGGGATGGACAGTGACGGTTAACGTATGACCCTATGGGAGAACATCATGATCCGAGTCTGCATGCTCGTACTGTTACTGACCGGCTGCGCCGTATACTCTGGCCCGGTCGCCGATGGCATCTCGACGGAAATCGCCCTCCAGTCTGGAGCCACCGAGGCAAACCCACTGCTATTTGGTGGACACCCCGCTGCTCTGGTCTTGTCCGTAGCAGCCCGCAGCGCATATATGGAGTCACGGCGAGAGCAGCGTAACTGTGTCAACCAGACCGCCTGGGTGTCTGGCGCTGGCTGGGGCTACACAGCGAACAATCTGCTGGCGGCTTCGGCCATCGCTCCAATGATCACGCTGCCGGTCGGCATCGCCACAGGGGTCGTGTATGCTTATGCGACCGAGGATGCCCGCCGCGACTGGTGCTACCCGGTCTATCCGGCTTGCTCGCTGGCTAACCTGCCTGACGGCGCAAGAGCCGCAGAGTGCGTGAAAGGCGAGCTGGTGGTGACAGCGTGGTAGCGCTAGTATTTTTGGCGATGCTTATGATTGACGTCAATATAAACGGAATATGGATTATATGTGAAACAAATGAAAATGTCATTTACAACCCATCCGCCAGCATCATTATCATTCAGGGCTGCGTTGATAATAAAATTTTCACAGACGGTTTTGAGGAGTAAAGGTATGAATGTAAAAGATTTGTTAGCTCAGTTACGAGAGTTGCTTGATAGGTTTGAAGCTGCTTCCGCCGCAGAATTTGAGGAAGCTGACTACAGAGATGATGGGTTCAGCCATGACACCAGCAACGGATGTCGCAGATTTAAAGCTGTCGATGAGCTTATTGCGAAGTGGAGAGCGGTTGGCGACCCGGATCACATTGAAGCTGCCGACACTATTGGAACTTGGTGGGGCTTTAATCCAGCAAACTTTCCAGACTTTCAGTCAGACTCAATGGAAGACAAGTTGTTGGTGACTTCAGCCTATAAGCGCAATTGGGCATTAGCTGTGCTCGGTATAGAAGTTACTGAATTCAGCACGAGAGGTAATGGTGTTATTTCAAAGCATAATATCGCTCTTGTTAACAGTGGCGAGCCCAAAGATTGGCTTGCCAAGTGGGCTGCCGAGCGTGCGGATCTCCCTCAAAAGATCAAGTCCATCAGGGAGCGACATGAAGAGCTTGGTATTGGGCGACCTCGCCCAAGCCCTCTACCTCCTGGATGGGCACCTAAGTAGAGCACGCCTGTGAGTGGTAGTAGTAAAATATTTCCCGTCCTAAGAACGGGGAATAGGGATAATGAACTCTATCAGTTAAATAAAAATCTATTTGAGATAAAAAATATCTTAGGAGGTTTAGAAGAAAGGGTAGTGTCTTTATCCTCAGTAGGATCGAACGGAAGTGACGGCATTGTAGAGGCCCAAGGAGATGTTATATTAAGGCCAGGAACTGGTTCTGCACTTGTAAACGATAAAGAAATATTAACAGAATTGCATCCGTCAGATAGCGTAGTGTTTGATGGCGATTCATTATCACTTGATGGTGATGTTGCTGCACCCGGCAGTTCATTCTATTACGGGACGGACTCATTAGGTGTAAAAGGTTACAATCAGCTTTCATCTAATTCTGTTGGAATTGTCAGAATACCAGCATCCTTTATAAATCAATCTGTTACTAGCGCAACATATACTGCTATTAATGGGATGGCCCACAGTATAAATAGCGTAAGCCATTATGTGTTATTCACATTATTGTTAAATTTCGCAACAAGCGGTACGTCGGGGACTATACTATTAACTCCCATACATTCATTCGTAGCGCCAAGCTCACTGTATATAGGAGCAGCCGGATCAAGTGAAGAGGTCACAACATCTATTGACTCTACAGGAAGCGAGCTTACATGTTCAATAAGCCCAACGTCAGGAGTAAACAATAAAAGAGTTGTGCAGGTGGCTTTATTCGGAAACACCACGGGCTTTACTACATATGGTATGTCTATAAAAAAAGGAACAATTTCCAGCAGCTTCACCATAACAGCTATATCTGGACTAGGAAATCTTGGGTGATTCTAGTAAGATTACAAGGGAGGGTTTGTGGACATATTATTAGAATTATCCAATTGGGCACTTGTTATAGGAGTGCCATCAATATTGCTGTACCAATATAAGCTGTCAGATAAAATGTCACGCGGTATGGATGACATGCGAAACAGACTGAATGGGTTTGTGCCTAGGGAAGAGGTTGATTATAGAATAACAGAATTAAAAAGGGAAATACGGGAAGATCTTTTAAAGCAAGAACATCGCATAGATGTTAAGTTTGTAGAGCACAGAAATTGGTCTGAGCTTCAGTTTAAAGATTTGAGGGACTTTCTTGTCAGAATAGATGATAGAACAAGCAAATGAATATGAGCCCATTTTTAACGCAAATCCTAGGTAACTTGCTTATAGTATGGGCTATGTGTCTAATAACATATGCTACGGTTGTTACATTTGTAAACTTCCCACAAGCAGAAGTAAGTATGGCATGGGCAACTATACACGGCAGCACCATTGGCATACTTGCTACAATAACCGGTTACCTTCAGAAAAGACTTAGCGATATAGTTCAATATGAAAAACGTACATGATTTACCTACAAATTGGAAGGATATGATGCTTTCTATGTACAAGGAGGGGGCATCAGATACCGAGGTCAGGGCTGAGTTAAAAATGACATATAAGTTCTGGAAGCTACTTCTAATGACGGATGTTAGTTTCGAAGATATAGTCCAGTTTGGTAAGACATTATCTAAAGCGTGGTGGATGAAGCAAGGGCGGTTGAATCTAACGACACAGGGATTTAATGCCAACCTATATAAGATTAACATGCAGAATAGGTTTAATTGGAACGATAAGGTTTCTACTTCTGATGAAACTGATGAGGAAGACTATCAGAATGAGGTTGATATTGACGAGCAATTAAAGGCTTTTGATAATGTCTCACTCACCTCTAATTGACGCAAGTAAGTTATCTCCAAAGCAAAAAGCTTCCCTTTTACGTATACTTAAAAGGAAGCAGGAGATAGAAAAGTTCGGAGGGCATCTGTATAAAATCTTTCCGAAGGAAGGCCCTCTATCGTACGACAAGTATACAAGGCACATGGAGTTTTTTAGATCTGGAGCATTATATAAGGAAAGGTTATTTCTTGCTGCAAACAGAGTTGGTAAAACTCTGGCAGGGGCTTACGAAGTTGCCTGCCATGCCACAGGGGTATACCCTGATTGGTGGGAGGGCAGAGTATTTAAATCTCCTACAGAATGGTGGGTAGCTGGCAGCACTACCGTAACGACCCGAGATGCTCCACAGAAAGAGTTACTCGGTATGCCGAATGAAATTGGAAGCGGCATGATTGCGCGGGAGTACATACTTAAAAGTACACCCAAGCATGGTACTGCTAATGCCGTAGATGAGGTATGGGTTAGGCACGTACCTACCGGAGGAACTAGCAGGATAGGATTTAAGACGTACGATCAGAAGAGGCGTGCATTTGAGGGAACAGCTAAGCATGGAATCTGGTTTGATGAGGAACCACCTAATGATGTTTATAACGAGGCGTTATTAAGAACTATGACAACAAAGGGTATAATAATGTCTACACTAACGCCAATGCAGGGACTGACGGATTTTATAGTGCAGTTTCAAGATACCTCATCGTCATACACAGAACATGAAGATAAGTAATGGCTAGGTACATAGTTAATGCTGGATGGAAGCATGCTCCTCATTTAGATGAGGATGAAATGAAAGCTATTAAAGATAGTACGCCACCACACTTAATTGAGGCGCGATCCGAGGGAAAACCTACATTAGGGTCTGGTAGCATATATCCAATACCTGAATCGCAATTTGTTTTAGAACATTCTATTGAAATGAAGGATTCTTGGCGTAGATGGTATGCGATGGATGTTGGGTGGCGAGATACGGCGGTACTTTGGTTTGCACACGACACCTCAGCAGATTTAATATACATTTATGATGCTTACAAGCAGGGCAAAAAAGAGCCAGAGCTACACGCCGCACATATTTTTCAGAGAGATCCAAAAGATCCTCCAATGAAATTACGTGGGGTAATTGATCCTGCTTCAAATATAGGATCGCAGCGCGATGGCGATAAACTACTCAGGCTTTATAGGCAAGCAGGGCTAGATTTAGTTACTGCGGATAATGATGTTGAGTCTGGCATAGCAGCTGTATGGGGCAGGCTTTCTTCAGGTAGATTAAAAGTTTTGTGGAACTCTAATACAGAAGAATTCTTGAAGGAATATAGAAAGTACAGAAGAAATGACAATGGAATAATCGTAAAAAAGGATGATCACTTGATGGACTGTTGTAGATATGGTGTCATTTCAGGGCCAAAGCACGGCAAGTCCTTGGAATTTACTAGAAACACACACCGGCGGATAGCTGGGGCTAGGAGTTATTTCTAATGCCATTTACTCATGTATCTGATGAGGAGTTACTTGAAACTAATGATTCTCAAGAGGGCTTTGTGCCTGAAGATGAACCTATTTCAGAGGAAGAAAATCGCTTAAACAAGGTGCGTGCTCTGGAAGTTTTGGGACAACAGCTTGAGGCAAAGTTCGGAAAGTACCTTAGTAAGAGAACTGAAAAAGAGCAAGAGTGGGCTAAGGCTTTACTACAGTATAACGGAGTCAGTGAGAGCTTAAAAGAAAAGGGCAAGATGGCAGAGCCTTTATCTGCCCGAAGAATACCAAAACCAAATATAACAAGAAGCCCGACAAACTTAGCTGTTTCTCGTATGAGGGATATCCAGTTCCCGCTAGGTGGCGATTATAATTTCACTATAGAAGCGCTGATAGATCCTGAGCTTGAAGAGATTGCTGCTGATGCGGCTATTGCTCAGCAGCAGCCACAAGTTCCTATTGAAGACCCTAATGCGCCACTACCGCCTGATCAGGCCATTCAATTACAACAGCCTCCTCAAGAGCAAAATCAGGTGGCTACCATTGAATCGGAAATTAATGAGGAGCGTGAAAAAGCTCTTCGCATGCAAACCCTTATTAGAAACCAGCTATCTATTAGCCGGTACGGTAAAAAAGCACGGCAGGCTATGAGAGATTGGGCTATACTAGGGACTGGTATACTCAAGGGGCCAGAGGAGGAAGTTAAGAATTCAAAGATGTATAACCACTATGAGGATTCAGACGGGGGCCTCCAGTCTGATCTTGTGATAGAACGCATAACAATGCCAGAGGTTTATTGCGTAGACCCTAGATTATTCTATCCTGATCCTGGCGCGCTTATGCCAGAAGATATTGAAGATTGCTTTGAGGTTCACCCAATGGGCAAGCGTGATTTAATTCGCTTAGCCAATAATCCTCAGTACTTAACCAGCAACATAAAGGTTGCAATTATGATGGAGCCAGATGGGAATCGGCTGCAATCTACGAGTGGTCTTTTTACCTCGCGAAATGGTGATGCTGACTTTAGTAATAAGTATCTAGTTAAAG